TTGACCTTTTGACTTGCTTGCACTGAAACAAGAGGAGTGTACAGCTGCATCATCTTATAATTTCTTATTATTTTCTTCTCGCCACTCAAAATATTATGATGAACTTTTAGAGGGTTTTCGACGTCTTCACATGCTTTCAAGAGCGTCCCTATCTCGTACGTATTTGCCTCTGAGAGGAACGGAAACCGCTTAGCAACGGTCTTTAAGCCTGCTCCTCCTACACCGTCTAGATTGTCGCTCTTATCGCCGCAAATGGCCCTTGCAAGAGCGAAATTGTTAGGGTGTATACCAAACGTCTCAACTAGTCTTTTGACGTTTATGAACTCAATTTGGACCGGCCTATAGACTACTGTTTTATCATTACAGAGTTGATAGAAGTCTTTATCACTTGAAATTATAACCTTCTGAGCGTCCTTGAAGTGCTGCATTTGTGCGACATAACTAATGATGTCATCTGCTTCAATTTTCTCGATCATTATTTGAGAAATTGGCAAACAATTGAGATACGTTATCAATCTCTGCTGTTGCCATACTTTGTTTCTAAATTCTTCTTCTTCAGACATAATACGCACACTACGATTGAGACGAACAGGAGATCTGCCTTCTTTATAGCCTTTGTGCATTGTCTTCCTTTTTCTGCTCCCGTCAGGGCCGTCCCAGCAGACCACAATATGATCAGGTTTCATCTCTCTGCAATATTTCTGCAAAGATTTAAGAAACCCAAACGCACCGCCAATTGGTTCACCATTCAAAGCAATCGACGGGTTTGATATATAAGCTCTCAAATAAATGTTGAGAGCATCAATTATTAATACTCTTTTCAAAACCACCTTCTTTTTGGATAAAGTTTATTAATTTCGTCCATACAATCTCCTAATAAGCGCTGATAATATTTCTCATCTTTAATTTCTGATAATGGGGGGCTCCAAGATAATTTGAGTTTTCTCCTCCCTGCCTTAAGCGTTTGTCTTTCGGTGCAGCCAAAAAGTGGGCTAGAAAGATCTATGTTAATAAAAGTAAACTTCATTTTTGGAAAACATCCTCGAAGATCCTCTAAAAATCTTTCTTCCATACTGCGTCACCCAGAAGATTTTAAAATAAAATTAGGCATCATACCCATTGAGTGCTCATATAATTTAGCTTCTACTGAAGTGTTTCTTGTGTGGCCCAAAAACTTGGTCACTTCTTCATCTAACTCATCTCTAAACTTTACTAGGTCTTTTCTGGACAAGTCATCAGTAAAAACAAATGCATTATATTCACCAGGTATGCCTTTATAATACTCAAATTCTTTTAAATTATCGACCTCCATAGAATATAACTTGTCTTTGTTTTTGGGTATCTCGTACACCCACACCTGCTCTTCTGGAGATATCCAGTCTGCACCGACATTTCCGTGGCCGGCGGGGCCCAATATTGGAGTAGCATCGTCGTAATAAGGGCTACCAGGTATGACTGTAATTATAGTTACGTCAAACTCATCTGGGCGCACATCTTTGAGCCATTGCTTAGTTTCTTCAATTGTTTCAGCGGTTTCTCCGGGATGACCTATCGACATCAAAGCCTTAATTTCTATGTTGTGTCTCCTCGCAATTTCAAGACAACGTGTATTGTCTTCTAGTGTCGACCTCTTGTTGATGTTGTCCAATATTCTAGGAGAGCCTGATTCAAACCCAACTAACAGTTTTTTAAATCCAGCCTCATACATTAGTTCTGCCTGTTCATCAGTGAACAACTCTGCTTTAAGACAACCTCTTAAATTAAATTGGACATTGTTCTTTTTTTGATAATCTATTAGTAATCTTAGAAGATCTAGGAGGCTTTTGGATAAATTAAGCTCATCATCGTAAAAAGTATAAGCTTCAATCCCCCACGTTTTATGCATTAATGCAATTTCTTCCATTATATTGTCAGTAGTCCTGGTGCGTATTTTTCTAAACGTTGGACTATTTCTACCACTGCAAAACCCACACATAAAAGGGCATCCAAGCTGGCTAATCAATGTAAGTCCTTTTTTGCCGTCTAAATAAAAATTATAAGAATCAATATCGATCAAATGTCTCGCTGGGAATGGACTGTTTGTAAATTCCTCGTTTGACAAAAATAATTCTGATTTTCGATCATCTGCATCTACGAACCGGTCGCCGGCCAGCGCATTAAAAATGGCGAACTCTCCGTCACCACATACTATTGTATGAAATACTTCTTTTAATTTTTTCAGAGCACGAGTCGCTCTACCGTTAATTCCTTTTTTCTGTTCTTTTTTATAAGCAGAGTTGATTAAAGTGAAATGAGGGCCGCCGGCTATAACTCTCTTGCCTTTAGCTTTGATAGCGTTATTTATTTCCTTCACTAAAGGCAGCTGCGGGGTTGTGCTGGATATACAGTATGTTTCTACTTTTGGATTAAGCGACATATAGTTTTCTAATGCAGTTAAATAATTTTTAAGACCTGATAGATCCATCATGTCAACTTTATACCCTTTTTCTTCTAATACTGCAGCAATTTTTAATATTCCCAAACTCATAAAAACCCTCTCGTCCAACAAAAATGGCGAGGGAGGTGTTATTAAACATATTTTAGATGTGTTCATAATTTATAGCACTCCAAACTATTATCATCTGTAGTATAGTATATCCTTTTTATTCCAACGTGTCTCAACGCTGCCTCGCACATAGAACAAGGCTTACTCATTTTGTACTCACCTGCTTTGTTGACCCTAACAACATAAATATCTGTTCCTTGTGTTATAGACCGATCTAAATTAAGCACTGCAGCTAATTCAGCGTGCAGCGTTGATATTCCTTTATCTCTCTCGCGAAATCTTTTTCCAAAAGAAGAATAAGACCACTTGTTGTGTGCCGCACTTATTATGGAACCGCCTTTCACTAGCACAGCGCCATGACAAGTCTTAGCTTCATCGCTCTGCTGCGCCATCCTCTTGGCCAACGACAGATAGCTTTGTGTTTTCTTCGATATTTTCATTTTCAATGTCATAAAAATCTGCTGCCTCACCTTGTCTTTTATCAAATTTAAGGATGACCTCTTCGTCCATTATTTCTAATACTCTATCACGAAATTTTTGACTTGTCAACATGTTTTTCCATTTGGATGGCTGAAATTTTTCTTCCGTTCTATCCTTGTATTGAAGCGAATACCATGCTCCACTCTGTTTAAGATGTTCAGAGCCTTTAATTGCTTCGAACCAACTCTCTTCATCTTGAATGCCAATATCATCCCCCCATAAAATTTTAAAACTTGCTTGTCTACCCTGAGTTCCAAAACGACTTTTCTTGAGAGTAGCTTTAATTTCTGTTCCGACTCTAAACCCTCTTTCATCAAGTACAAAACTGGCCTTCGCTTTTCGCCCTGTAAGCCAAACGCGAAGAGAATAAGAATAAATCATAGCCTTTCCTCCAGGCGTCATATAAGGCTCTACCATTGCTTCAGAAGGGCTTCTAGTAATGTTTGTTTTAAGTTGATTAAGAACGAGAAATGTCGATTGACTGTTCGCAACTGGAACAGTTAATTTGGACATTCCTTTGGCAAGAATACGGGCTTTTACTGCCATTGATGAGAGAGGATTAAAATCGCCCTCAACATCGCTAACAGAGGGAGTCAAAGCAAGACTATCCCAAATGAAAAGCATGCGATTATCATTGTTGGCAAGAAGATCTTCAATTGTCTCAAGAACAAATTCTACACTTTGCGCCTGAATGTAAAGCAAGTTTTCCAAGTCGCAACCGGTTCGTTCCAGGAACGTTGGATCGATTGCGGATTCAGAATCAAAATAAATTACATCAATGCCCATATTTTGAGCATTAGCAGCAATTTGAGCAGCCATATAAGACTTACCCGTCGACTCTAATCCAGCAATTTCAACAACCTTTCCAATTGGAATGCCGGTGAGCTTTCCGCGACAAACAATAGAGTCCAGCCAGCGAGATCCGGTTGGGATCCAGTCCTTCACTTCAGTTGGGTTGGCGCTGGTCAGATCGTGCGCAACATGCATGCCAGCCTTCTTGTTAATAAGGCTTCGCATGTCTGACATAGAAAGCTTTCCTGCCTTGTTTTTTGCTTTTTTTGCCATAATTAAATATCAGCTCCCTCGAGAGGAAGAGTCAATGCTCAAAAGTTCAATTTCAAAATTTAAGGTTTTTCCAGCTAACGGATGATTGAAATCTAGGACAACAGATTCATCACCAACTGAATCAATCCTTGCGGCCATAGCCTGCCCTGCAGAATCTTGACCTTGTACCATACCACCTACCTTAAATTCAAAATTCTCTGGAAAAGCCACATGTGGAACAGTTTGATATGCTTCAGTAACAACATCACCGTAAGCTTCTTCTGGCGCCAACTGAACATTTTTAACCTCGCCAATTTTCATCCCGGTTAAAGCTGCATCAAAACCAGAAATTAACTGGCCTGAACCTACCTTGACAGATAGTGCTTCTTCGCGATGGCGAGAATTATCAAACTCGGTCCCATCATCAAGAGTCCCAACATAGTGTACACTCACCGTATTCCCATCTTTTACTTTACTATTTTTTGTTTTTTTACTCATTCTAATTTCCTCCTGTGTGTGAGTAAGTTGAGACATCTGTAACCCCATGCCTCCCTGCGGGGAGAGAGAATTTACGAAAGAAGCTCGCTAAAAGCTTTATCTACTGAATCTCCCGATTCAGTGTTGTACTTCTCCACATTACCAGAAGAATCGACATCAACATTGCCTGACAAATATTCATCAAGAATCGTTTCAACCTCTTCTGAAGTTTTACGCTCAAAGAGCGAATCCAGGTCCGGAATAGTATCCAACCATTCCGCACATTGCGCTTCATCTTCACATAATAGCGAAGGTCGTCGACGCGGAGTGATTTCCGTTTGAGGAAATGACGCGCCGGCTGGCTTTCCATAACGAATTACAAGATCTGTTCCGGTTTCGGAATCTGTAATATCGCCATACTCAGGATTAAGAACAAGATTAAGAAGCTTTTCATAAGCCATCTTGCCAAAACCCCAAATACGCACACCCTTATCTTCCTCTCCGCGAACTACCACGGGAGCAAAAAATCGTTGACGAGCAGACAAAGACTTTGCCATCTTAATGCTCTCTTCCGTGCCCTCTTTATAGAGTTTACGAACAAATGCATCAAGCGCATCATCTTCTCCAAAGTTTTTCTTTGGACTCAAAAAACCTGGAGCATTGCCAACATTATAGTGAAACCAATAATCTTTGAAGGGGTCACCATCAGGAGTGGGAACGATTCGAATTGTCGTTTCTCCGTCTTGTGGCCTCCAAAAAGCTTCTCGGTTATTACCGTTTTTGTTGTCTAGTGCTACGCGGCGGGCGCGCATTTTTTCCATATCAATACCCATATTATTTCTCCTTTATTTGAGTAAAGTCAGAATGACCAATTTCTCATTCTGCTATCTTCATAGTACCACAATGAATTTTATTTGTCAAGTACTTTTTTCACTTTTTTGTCGTTGAATTTCTGATGTGTAGGCAACCGTATACACGAGATTTTGTTCATAATTTGTAGAATATATGCTGTACCCTGCTTTAGCATCGCCCTTAACC